TAGGCGTCTTGGAACGAAGGCTGCTGAACTATTGGAGATCCAGCCGAGCACGAACCGATGACGTTCCCCAGGGCGTCGACAACGAAGAAGCCCTGCGTCTCAATCTTCGCAGCATCGACGGAAGTTCCGAACCACTTGACGATCGAATCTCCCTGGAGCGTGTCGCCGATGCTGTTGCCGGTCTGCAGGTCAACGAGCTCGTTCGTAGCTCCACCAGTCGGGGTGACGTGGAAGATCCTCGAGACTCCGCGTGCGGTGTAGACGGCCATGGCACCTTCGCGATCAGCGGCGGTGTTGTTCATCACCTTCACGATGTCACCCGCCTTGAGGGTGTAAGGCTGGCAGAGCCTCGGTCCTCCATTGGTCACAGCACCTTTCACTGACCAGGGGACGATTGCAGCCACGAGACCCTGCGAGAGAATGTAGCAGTATCCGACTCCGTTGTCGCAACTGACCAGACCAGCGATCACTGTCTTGCCAGGAGCGAAGTCGCCGACGTTCTGCGCTGCGACTGTGTACGCGGTGTCTGTGGTGAGTGAGGTTTCTGTTCCCTCCGCGGTGTCGAGCTTCAGTGGGATGTTGGTCCCGTCCGAGCAGACGAGGTTTCCAGTGACGGTGTTTGTAGCCATATCAACCAATCCTCACATCGAGGCCGAGAGGCTTGATGAGCTTGTTCGCCTGGGTGAAGGGCTTGCGCATGACTTTCTTGAACACCTTGGCGCCCACGTTGAAAGTGATCGCGGAGAGTGCCATCGGCATAGCGTTGGCCTCAGCGTTAGCCATGATCTGCTGAAAGCTGAGAGTTGGCGAGTTCATGATGTCGGCCAGACTGATCTGCGCGGCGCCGGTCATGGTGAGCGCCTGGCTGCCACGGCCGAGGCCGACGTCTGCAGTCCTGGTGTACCCGATGTCGTAAGCTCCAGTGAGTGCTTCGACTGGTCCAGAGCCCAGAGTTCCCTGCGTTATGATCGCAAGATTCCCGTAGGCAACTGCCATGTCGTACAAGTTGATGAACTTCTTTCGAGATCGTCTGCGAGCCTTCCTTCTGCGTGCCATTGGGGGTGAAAGTGAACAATTTCGCTATTAATGCTATTGAAACTCATCGATTGTCGATTGAAACTTGCCATCTGGCGCTTTCTGTTGAACCACTGCGTCGATTGTATTCATCTTCTGCATCGCCATTCCCGAAATCATCTGTGCCAGGGCAGCTTGGATCGGGTTCGGTGGCTCGAAGGGCATGATCCCCTCGCCGGTGAGCTTGTCCAGGGTGCTCTGGATGGCCATGGCGAGGGAGGAATCCAGTTCAGCGACGGATTCCTCGAGCTCTTTCCTCATCCAGAGGGCGAGAAGGGCGATCGAAAGCAGGCAAAGGACGTCGAGAACGCCCAGAATGACCAGTTCAGTGGCTACCATGGTATCTGTACCGCCCGTCCGCCGCCCATCAACCTACCTTTATCCTCTATTTTCTCACCCCGCGCACCCACCCTACTACCGTTCGCGGTTATTGAGCGTTGTTTCGCTGGACCTTGGGGGGATAATAATAATAACACCCCCCTTTCTGGGTCGGATCATGTGCCCTGGCATCTCTGCAAGCTTGTCCGAACCCGCGTACGCCATATTTTCGTCATGGCCGAAGAAACAGCGCTCTAGGAGGCTATCTGAGACACTTGAGGACCACAAGAGGTGTTTGGACCGCACCGCGCAGGTGAAACGCCTCAGACAGTCCATCACGGTGCTTCAAGCGCGTCTCGAAGAACTGGGGGTGGAATTGTGACCAGGACACCGGAGGACTGGGACGAGTACGCACTCGGACTCTTCAGTGAGTGGGATCTACGGATGGGAGAGATGCACAAGCATACGAACCCTGGCGTGGGCTGGCACATACTGCAGAAGGCCATCATGAACGACTACTGGATGGACAACGGGCGAGGGCCCAATGAGAACTTCAAGAATCTCGATGCACAGCGGATGAACGAGTTCGTCGCTAAGATCTACTACTGCTGGGTGCAGATGTGGAGGGAACAGAACCCAGAGATGTTCGAAGAAGAGAACGATGGGCTGGTAGAATGATACCGACCAAAGGCAAGTGGGCAGGGAAAGTTTGCATGATGTGTACCTGCCCCCATTGCGTCCAGGTCAAGCAGGAAATACTCGCGAAGGTGTTCGAATGATGAAGGGACTCTGGCAATGCCCGCAGTGTGAGACGTGGTGGACCTGGGCGACTCGCCCTGGCGCGATCACTCTCCAGCGTCGATGTCGCAAGTGCGGCAAGCGAGTCCGAACGCAGCTAGTCCGTCACTGGTCTGGTCGAGGCCGGCCTCGACTGTGGAAACTTCTTGTGCGGCCGAATCACGAACCCCATTACGCGCTGCGGCATGAGTGCCGCCAGAGGAATCGAGGACAGTGGAATAATGACACCGAGTGACTTCCTCAAGTGGTTCTTGATCGAGTTCGACTTCTGGAAGGGTTGGGACAGCTTCGCTGATCTCGAGGAGGAGCAGGCCATCAACCAGGTCGACTGGTTCGAGGTCTCTGAGCACATGGAGGCCGACTATTCCGACGTCGTAGACGAGGTGCTCGAGGTCGAGACCATCTGCCTGTGCTGCGGCCAGAGGCCCGAGGCGTGCGACAATAACGGTCTATCTCTCCCGTAGAGGGGGGGGTAGAGGCACCGATTCGCTATTATTGACCGAAGAAGGATCTCAGACCCCGTAGCCAGGCGGGTGTCAGGTAAACATCGGCGTATGCTGCAGCCTCACCCGCTGCTGCCCTGGCCTCCTGGACCACAGCGAGTTGAGCCATGAAATCTGAATAGAGCTCCTCGACGTTCTCGATGCCAGGAGTGATGACGAACTTCCATCCACCGTAGATGGCTATGGCTCCGAAGATCAGTGCCATCGCGCTGATGTCCTTGATGATCTCAACGAAGGGCTCGATGAATTGGTTGAATGCCTTGGCCGTCCCTTCGACGTAGACCAGGTGCTCGAGGAGTTCGCGCTCTTTGTCCTGCAGGCTGATGCGGTACTCGATCACCTTGTCCGGCTTTCGCTTGGTCATCAAAGCACCCCTGTGATTGAATCCCAGAGCGTCTGGCCTAGACCAGCGCCCAGAATCCAACCCAGGAGGAATGCCATCCCATTGTCCATGACCATGCGCTTGGCGATCTCGCCCAGGGTCTCATCACTCATCGGGCATCACCGGCCAGTTGTCTGCGGCAGTGTTCGCGTCTGGATGAGCTGTGATGTCTCTGAGGGCCTGCCGGTACTCTTTCCATTCGTTAGGAAGTACGCGATCCTTGACGGCGCGCCAGTCTGATTCTTCGAGTAGAGGCTGCCGTAGTCGACGGATCTGATCCCATGACATGTCAAACTTGGTCGTGGTGAGTGTTCCATCTAACGCTCTGTGAGTGTGTGTTCTCATGTCTTTCACCTAAGCGTATGTGAACCAGAACCGCGGAATGTTGGTAACGATCGAATCAATAGTATCGGGGTCTACTGGATCGTCTAAAGAACGGGAAGCCCCGCCGGTTTTGTAGAAAGAATTACCACCGTCAAAGAGACCAGCATCGGCGACGGGGAATTGGCAACTCGATCCGTTACCACTTGACCCATAGAAACTCGCAGTGTTGGAGGATGAGTCCTCGACAAAGGCGACGAAGTATTGAGTGCCTACCGCGAAGGTTGTGGTTGCGTCTGGACTCGCACTCGCCGCGCCGGTTGAACCTACATCGAGAGTAGTAGTAGATAGAAGATTGACGGGCACCCCTCCAGCTTCGTCATAGATGCCGACCAGGACGTTTTTGCCAGCATCCGCCGAACCGATATAGCATTTGATTTCGTCAATACTTCCAGCCTTCGTAACGACGAACGGGAAATAGTACGGGCTTTGTGGTGATCCGATCCCAGTGGCTGTTTGTCCACCGGCGTTCACGCTCAGAGGGTAGTTATCCCATGTTCCATCGCCACCGATCTCCGTACTGGCTATGTCCAGGGCCGAAAGCACACTCTCGAGACCGCCACCAGCTGTGAGGAGCCCGTTCCATTCCCCTGCACATACCAGGCGCGCGAGGTTAACCAGTACAAGACGTCGCATCTCGTCCTCGTTGAGCTCCTCGATCGCGATGGGGTTGCCAGTGTCCTGCACGTTGGCGAACGTCACACTGTCGAGATCGATGTTCTGCAGGTTGGTGTACACCCTGGGGGATCTCTTGTTGGCGTCTGGCAGTGGCATGCGATCACCCGAGGAGTCCATCCCACTCCTGCTTGACTGTCAGACGAGCTAACTGGACCAGGATCAGTCTGCGCAGCTCGTCCTCGTTGAGCATCTCGATCGATATGGGGTCTCCAATCAGCGTGAGATCATCGTTGGTGAGGTTCTCGAGCAGCGTGTTCTTGAGGAGTTTGTACACACGCGGGGATTCCGCAGGGGCATCTGGCAGTGGCATCCGCATCACTTCAGTTGCTTAGAGCGTGTTCTGACTATTCTCTCGATGGCCTCGAGATCCTTGGTGGATATGAATCCTCGAAGAAAGAGCTTCTTTGCCTTGCTCTCTACTTCGCCCAGTCGACGTCGACCTGCAGCCTTGGTCATCTTTGCCATGTACCTCACCTCATGCGTTGGTCAGGTATTGGGCCTTGTAGTTCAGAGCTATGTTCACACCGTAGGCGTCTTGGAACGAAGGCTGCTGAACTATTGGAGATCCAGCCGAGCACGAACCGATGACGTTCCCCAGGGC